GTTTACCAAGAACTAACGTGTCGTGAAAGCCTTTATAAAACTCTTTAACAGAAGAAAATCCATCGCGACCCAATTCACCTACAAACTCTTGTTTGGATCCTTTTACTCTTTTTAAATCCGTAATGTTTACATTTTCGACCGAGCGACCAAGATTTAATTTAACATCCGAATTGCCCAAATGCGTTCTCTTTCCTCCCGCGTATCTCTGAGAAAGAAAGTTGCTTTGACATGAAATATCTTTGCTTTTTGATATTTCCCAATCGCCGTTTTCTAAATTGTATCCATTGCGCTTTTCGGTTATGGTATCACCCGTCGTAATGTTTCTCTTACCTAGGGCAAGATCATTACTCGTATCTTGGATTATTCTAGTGCTGCCTCTTATGATTTGAGAATAATTTCCATTTATATTTTCAATTTTATTTCGACCAACGGTTTCAACTGAGTTTTCTTTGACAATAGTAATTTTGTCGTTTCCAACACGTTCGTTTTTGGAACCCACAACATTTTTATATTCTTCACCAAGGTGATTCCACTCGCGTAAAGTTCCGGTTAAGTGAATGTCTGTCTTTCTTTCAAAGTCCTTAGTGAAATCATTTTCACTTACGTTTTGCATGAATCTGGATTCTACAGAACGAGTATCAGGTTTATCATCTTCAAGATAAAGTTTTTTTCTGATAACGTCGGCGTGAACACCATCAGACTTTGTCAACTCAATATTATCAAATCCGGATCTTGCAATTTTTGGTCTCGTGGATGATACAATGTTATCGGGATATAATGGATTGTTTGTATGAAGTATTGATCTGCCATAAGTGCCTAGGCCTCTTACACCGTCGCTAAACGAAAAGTCCAACTCATCATAGATCGTTGCTTTTTCTTCAAAAGAAAACGTTTCTTTATATTTTGATGTGGCTTCTCGTGGTTGATCTAAAGTATTTCGTATTGTGATTGGTGTTCCATCTTTTGTTAGCTGAGAATCAGTTAGAGGGAATTGCTTAAAGGGGTCTGAAAAACCGTAATCGTAGTTTGGTACTACAACATTACCGGGAAGCGCACCAATGATAACAGGATCTTGCGCGTTTTGTCCGTCTTTAAAAAATCCAACAACCCACGTGCCCTGCTGAATACCAGTCGTCGATAAACCAAAGGATGAAAAAGATGACATGCCCGCGGGCTGAGCAATCGTGGCCCATGGCAAAGTAAAGGTTGGAATATATTCCTTGTTTTCGGTGTGATATCCAATACACCTTACTTGAATTCTTCCCAGCTCCAAGGGATCCATAATGTTTTCCACCACTCCGGTGAACCAACTAAATTGATCTGCGTTTAATAAACTGTCTTTGTGTGTAACGTTTTTAAGCATAATTTATTGCCTCACCGAATCTCTTTTCACTAAACTGTGCGTATACCATTCGTTCTTATCAAATTCATGAGTAGAACTAATGACAATGTAATTTCCTGAAATGTATTCATCAAATAATTTATCTCCCTCGTCAATTGTAACAGGGAATTGCAAATCCAAAATATTTCCCGGTTTAATATCAAAATTTCCCACTGTGGTTACTTCAAGAGTATTTGAGCTAAAAATGTGCTGATAAGCATTCATAATTGCGGATTGCTCATCCGACAACCAATTAGTATAATTATTTCGTGACAAATATCTTTCATTCGAATAATCATTGTTTAATTCAACGCCAAATGTTGAATCATCAATTTTTTGAGTTTCATACAAAGTATGCTCTTTTGGAAAAACCGAGTCGTACTTATATTGAAATCTTTCTATTTTTTTGTTTGTAAAATCAATCATGGTATTTTTGCTTGCAAACAAACCTGTTTCCATTTGATAATATTTTGAAAGATTGAAATTAGCACCAGCAGAAATGATTCTGTATTTTCTTTGGTTATAATATCCAACTGTCCCGGGCGCTTCCGTATCCTGATTAACATAATAAAATGGACCAATAGGATCTTTTTTAATAATGGAGGAGTGAGAAATAAATTCATACTCGCCTTGATTGTTTTGAAACAAGTAAAAGGGTGTGTTATTTAAATCCAAGAGATTTCTATTTAATAACGATATTGCTTGCAAGGGTTTACACATTGGAATAATTAGTTTACCTTCTTGTGTTGATTCACCCGTCACCTGTAAATCAATATCTATTGTTTCAGCTAGCTCCTTGATATTATTTAAAACATTACCTCTAATATGTTTTGATATTTTTATTGATGAATTGTTATAAACTTCTAAACTTATTGCAGTAAACTCAAATATTTGCACTCTTTCTTCGACTGATCGTGTATAACCCGTCCAATGCGAAATCTTAAATTCGTGCTCAAATTCATCAGTAACATTGTCTCGCCCTTGTCTAACGAACTTTAAAAGAAAAGATTCTTCACCCGTGAATTGATAACCTTTAGGCGAATCAACCAAATTCAAAGAATCCTTAAATACAACCTTGCACGTCAAAGTTGGACTAAATAGGTTTTCCGTTATTTTTAAATCGACAATTAAATTTTGAATATCATACTCAAGTTTATCATTGAGCAACACCGCAGACTCAAGTATAAAGGCTGTGGGATCAAGGGATACATTATCTTTAATATTTAATATAATTGCCATTAAGAGAAACTAAGCCTATTTGTGTTTTTTAGCACTTTGTTATATTTATTTTCAAATTCGTATATTACCTCGGGTCTGAGAACTTTGATTTTTCTTTTGGATTCATTTAATTCTTCTTCAACTTCTCTGAAGGTTTTGGGTATACCCTTTTGAAAAAGTTGAGCATCGATGCTTGTTATTTTTTCTTCTGTGCTTAAATCGAAATAATAGTCGGGCGCGTTTTCTGCCATAGGATAAAATGTTCGAACATCAAAAACCATTTTACTCTCAATTTCAGATTGTATGTTTTGCTCGTTGAAATTAAAAGAAGGAAAGTGAAATGGATACCACTCTTTTGATGCTCTCTCCAGCCAAATTTTGTTTTCCTCTTCGACTTCGTTGTACTGAGGAGAATTTTCAGGATATGGATTAATTAGCTTAAATGCAATATCATTATTTGATAAATTTGTTTCGAAAAATCCTGCGTCTTCAACATTTTTTAACCAAAGCTGCCATCTGCTTGAATCAAATTTTTCTATTTCTCCTAGCAATTCACTTTTAACCGAATCAACACGAAACACTCGTAACCATTTGTGAGTTAAATCCAATCCGTGCAATAGCGTATAAAGAAACACAAATTTCGCATCATTTTCCATTAAATCTGCCGAAGCTTCTCTACCACCCATCATATCGTATCTAAAATCCGTTGTCATCATATCGATATTCAAGGGAAAAATGTTTGGCATTAATTCACAAACACTAAAATTTCCATATTCATCTAAAATATATCGATTGAACTGAGAAGAGGACAAAGGCCACTCTTTCATGCCATTCTTTAAACGATCGTTGATAATGAAAAGTGTCCAATAAAATTCAGTTGTCTCATATAGTTTTTGAGAAACTTGATCAGGCCTTTCCGCATTTTCTATTTCATAAAAATTATAGTTATTTAAATTGTTTAAATACAATTCATTTACGTCAACGAATCTAAAATAATCGTCATAAAAAATAACTTGATTATTAACACGAATGGGTATTTTTGGAAAATTTTGAAAAAATGTTTTCATAAATCAGCTCTCGTCGGCGGTCTTGTTTCGGTGAAGGCGATGGATAAAGAAATTTCTACTGGATTATTATCTTCTCTCCAAATAAGAGTGCTCGGATTAAATGTTGTTGTAAATGATGTAAGATAACACGGCATGATCCGTGGCGCATTTTTAATATTATATAATCTAATATCCCACACCGAGGGAAATTCTAAAATAATATTGTTTGTGCCAGGTATTGCATTTGGATAAGACCATTTTCTTATCTCTGAGTGTATTGCCTGAACACTTTCTGTTTCTTCCTTTGTTTTTGGAACTAATTTAAATTCAAAGGAAAATGTTCTTATGTTTGACCCAGTGAATAAAGTTCGTGTTTGGGGGTTGATAATTGCGCCGCCTGTGCTTAATCCTGAAGCGGATCCAAGAGTAACAGCTCCAGCACCAAAGGCCCCGCCTGCGGCCAAACCCGCACCCACATTTAATACATTTAATCTTTCTCCGGTTTCACTATTTCTAGTTACCGCACCTCTTGCGACTGATGCACCTGCCCCCAATTTACCAATCATAGATTTTGATTCGTCGACAGTAGTAAAGCCATGAGTATCGTTCCAAACAATATTACCCGGCAAAGGCATAAAAATCACACTCCCCCCTGTGGGATACATACCCACGAAGGGACCTCCGGCAGTTTCTGGCCCACCCGGTGGCCATTCTGGTTTTGCGTTAATACTCATAAATATATTTATATGAAATACTACAAAGGCAAATATAAAATCCAAAATTTGAACAAATATGTAGGTGATCATAAAAATGTAATATTTAGATCACACTGGGAACGACAGGCCTTTCGTTGGTGTGATCAAAATCCAAACATAAAAAAGTGGGGAAGTGAGTGTTTGATCATACCATATAGATGTGCAACAGATGGTAAACATCATAGATATTTTGTTGATCTATATATAGAATTCAATGATGGGAAAAAATATTGTATTGAAATAAAACCCGAACAACAAACTAAACAACCCGAAATGAAAAGGGGAAAGCGCAAAGATCGATTCTTGCAAGAATGCTTAACCTATGCTAAAAACCAATCTAAGTGGGCGGCAGCACAACAATTTTGTCAAAAAAGAGGTATGCACTTTGAAGTTTGGACGGAACATACATTGAAAGGTTTGGGCATAAAACTTTTGACATAATGATCTATCTCTGGAAGATATATTCTTCTTAAGCATGAATTAAAGGTTTTTTATACTCCTAATTTAAATCCTTTCAGGATTTAGTTTCACTTATCTTTTTTTATTATACCTTTTCTTGTTTTTTATCCAAATGTTTTAAATCATTAATCCAGTTAACAGTTTATTTTTTATAAGGTATATTTTATATATATGGCTCAGGGAGTAAAAATGGCACCTTAGTAAAAAAAGTTCGATATTTTTTAATCGTAATACAAAATTGTATAAGTGTGACAAAATGACACACCAAGACCTTATCTCTCCTATACTTTCTCCAAATATAGTGTGACAAAATGACCCACTCAATACAAAATTGTATAGTTTAAAAAAATAATATTTCAAGTAAAAAAGTATAAATAACTATATGGCGAATATCCTCCAAACATACACTGACACCCTCAGGCAAAACCGAATCGAACCTATGACATCTAGGAGTCGAACTTGGTTTTTGGGAATGTTAAAGGGCGGTGAATTAGAAGATGATTGGAGCAAACTAAGAAAAGATAGAAGTGCTACGCTTAGACCAAATCCTGCGATTGGAAAGATGTATACGTTTTCTTACGTCGCAAAACACAAGAAAACTCTTCCATATTATGACCGTTATCCTCTTATCATTCTTGCTGATTTTCCAGAAGATGGAGATGGGTTTTATGGGTTAAATCTTCATTATTTGAGACCTCGAGCAAGAGCAATATTGTTATCCAAATTATATGATAATTATAGTATGGGCCCATCACTAGATGAAAGTACAAGATTGGGAATTTCTTATTCAATATTGAAAAGCGCAAGCCAAGTCGCCGAGTTTAAACCCACATTTAAAAGATATTTGACAAAACATGTTAAATCTTCAATCGTGGAAATACCAGGAAATCATTGGGAAACTGCAGTTTTCCTTCCGACACAAAGATTTGTTGGCGCAAGCAGCGAAGCTGTTTGGAGAAAATCAGGGAGAAGATAACAATGCCAGGATTTGCATCACAAATATTAAATCAAAAACTTCCCTTCTCCTATGCGAATAGGTTTAGTGTTGAATTGACAAGGCCGGGTTTTGGCACAGCCGCCATTATACCAATCGAAATAGAAGGTATTACTGCACCGGGGATTGGAATTACTCCTATGGATGCTCCTCTTCAAGGTTGGCGACATCCTATAAAAATGCCCGTTGGTCTGGCATTTGAGGACATTACTTTAAATTTAAGACTTACCGAAGATTTTTACCTTTACGACTTTTTTGAAGGTTGGAAAAACAGCGTGGTAGATCAAAACACGTATAAATTAAATTATGCAGATAAATATGAAGGTGACTGCATCATCCACGTTTTAAATCGAAAGAATGAAAAAATCGCGACTAGGATATACGAAGGTGTTTATCCTATTGCACTTGGAGCTATATCTTTGAGCGCCACTGCAGAAAACCAAATAACACAGCTATCTGTGACATTAACATATACAATAACAAAATCAATGTGAGATAATTATGGCATTACCAGTACTAAAGACAAATAAATACACGACAACAATACCCTCGACGGGACAAAAAATAGAATATCGTCCTTTTCTCGTAAAGGAAGAAAAAATTCTTTTGGTTGCACAGCAAACAGAGAATCAAAAGGAAATTATACAAGCAATTAAGGATATTATTACGGCTTGTACATTTGAAAAGGTGGATATTGCAAAGTTAACAACTTATGATATTGAATATCTATTTGTAAAACTTCGCATTAAATCGGTTGATCAATTTGCATCAGTGATGGTGAAGTGCCCACATTGTGGCGAAAAAACTGAAGTTGAAATTGATTTAGAAAAAGTTTCGGTTGTATATCCTGAAAAGGAACTCGACCCAAACATTCAACTAAACGAAGATGGCGTGGGTGTTAAATTAAAACCTCTTACACTAGATGATACTTCGGAAATTTCAGAGGATAGTCAAGACTTTAATAAAGTTATTGCGCTTTGTATCGATTCAATATACGATAGTGAAAAGGTTTATTCAAAGAAAGAAGTCACAACACAAGAACTAAACGATTTTATTGATTCTTTTTCAAGAAAAAATATTCAAGACATTGAGAAATTTATTACATCTCAACCATCAGTTGAATATTCTGAAAAACACGCGTGCGTAATGTGTGGAAAAGAATTTGAAGTAAAACTTTCGGGTCTTCAGGATTTTTTCGTATAGCCCTTTCTCACAACAATCTTAAAAATTATTTTGAGACCAATTTTGCAATGATGCAACATCACAAATATAGTTTAACTGAGATAGAAGAAATGATACCGTGGGAAAGGGAAGTATATGTTCTTTTGTTAAACAAACACATAAGAAAAGAAAACGAAAAAGCTGCAACAGCAAATAGGAAATACTAAAATGGCAGACGTAAACGAACGGGCAAACGACAACAAAAAAGATAGGTTAACAGCAAAGCTTCAACGAAGCAATATGCAAGAAAAAGAAGTTGGTGATGTTGCCGATGCTCGTTCGTCTGCTATGGAAAGTTTAAATGCTGAGTTAAAAAAGCATACTGTATCAATTGAAAAACAAACTGAAGATGTTTCGAAACAAAATAATATACTTGCTGATCAAATAAAGAGTTTGGATTCTTCAAAGAATATATTTTCAAATGTCTTTGAAACGTTTAATCCACGAATGGCGTGGAAATACATGAAGCTAAAGAATGCGCTTCTTGATAAAATGTCCACCGCAGTGGAAAATGTTAAAATTGATGATTTAGAAAATGATATAAAAATTACTGATGTTTTAGGTGATTCTCCTAATCAAGCAATTTTGTTCTCGATTCAGTACGCAAAAATTAGATCTAAATTGCTTAAAAAATTTAATTTGGCCGTAAATTCACTGGAGATAAAAGATCCAGAAACCGAAACCGGTAATATTTTAAGTAAAGTTTTAGACACACCAAAGGATAACAAGTTTTTCAACCTACAATATTTTCTTTTTAGAAGAAGTCTTTTGTCAAAAATCACGAGCGCTTTACCAAAAAAATTCAACGAGGTGAGTCCAAATCTAGTCGAAGAAAAAATATTAGATTCTTTTCAAGTACCTAAATTTGAAAT